CCCGAAAATTTCGGGAATGCCCATAAATACTAGGTTTCTAGCTTATTACTCAATAATTGTAGCAACCTAACTAGATATGATTGTTTTTAATGTTTTTATATTATTTTCAATGTTTCTAATTGATATATATTCACATTTTACACATTTTTTTTGCATTTTTAACTTTTTCTAGTACCGTTTTAGTACCATTTAAAGTAAGTACTTAGCTTTCATATAACCAACTACACCATTATACTCAACTTTTGCATATCCTTTACTGATATACATTACATTGACTTTTGTTTTATTTGGAACTTTCTTTTTAAGGACTTTTGTTCTTGTTTTGTTCCAGATGTTCAATCCTTTCTTTGTTCCAAAAACTTCCTTAGTCCAAGTCTTTTTGAATTTTTCAAAGGTTCCGTAAGTTCTTTTCAACTTAGCCGGAGTATCTCCCCACTTTTCAAGATAAAAATGTGGAGTATCTACAGGGCTAACCCAGTCACCACCCCAGGCAAGACCTACTTTCTTTGACTTGGCAATTTTAGCAACGTCTTTTATGCCTTTGTTGTTATATGTGTCATCAGTGATTCGTCCGTCACCATCTACATCATACTTCAAAGCAATGTCAAAAGCAATGCCCCACTGATGCTGACTGGAATAGTCACTGCCCTTAGCATTTGTAACAATGTTGCCCGGTTTGGTTCTGCCCTTGGCATATAATTTATCCTGATACTCCTTACTTCTAAATCCTTCTGTAATAATCAGATAAATCCCTTTCTTTGCACACTGCTTTAAAAGTAAAGTTAGCTTGTAATTAAGCCAAGGGTGTAACTTAGTTCTGTCAATTCTAATATCGTGTTCTTTCTTCATTATTCTTCCTCACTTTCCATTACTTTTATACCGTATTCTTTAGCACAAGTATTCTCAATCCTACATCCTCTGTACTTATCCCAATCCTTACAAAAATATGCAATATCTGCATTTGCCAATAGTTCTAAACTCTTGCCTAAAAACCATAATGGTTTGGCATCATGCGGAGCATTTTCGAAAAAACTGTCAATGATTTCTACATCCTCATTGTATGTTTCTTTAATTCTATTAACTGCTTTTGCTCTTTCTTCTTTAATCTGTTCATCTGTTTTGTCTCTCATTGGCTGACTTATAAATACTTTCATTTGTCTATTCCTCCACTTCCGGCAATCCTGCAACACTTGTTAACATACTAACCACTCCTGCTGTTGCAGAAATTCCAATTATTGAAACCCAATCAAGCTCTGTGATTAAATTTCCAACAGTAATTAATGATACTGCTGTCTGTGCCATTGTTTTTACAGCTCTGATACCTGCTGCCTTAATCCATTTCTTTGTCTTGTCACTCATTCGTTTACTCCTTTCCCTGCTTCATTGGCAGTTCCTTTACTCTCTTATAAATCTCTGTTCCTGTTCCATTTCCGCCCAGTGCGTGATATGCCTTGTATAAATGTTCAAAATCATCCAAAGCCTCAACTGATATATGCTCCTGAGCTATGTACTGTTTTCCCAGCGTGTATATCTTGTTATGCAAAATTGCAATAACTCCGTCCTTAATTAATTTATATGATGAATTTTTTAATTTGACATAATTAACTGCACTAACAAAAATTGCACCAATTAATGAAGGTATCCCACACAAGGATAAAATCTGATAAAGTGTCATATGTTTTTTCCTCGACTTTCTCTGTTTTTGGGTATAAAAAAAGACCTTTAGGGTTCTGCTCTAACATTTACTGTAACTTTCGTCAATCCACCATCCATACTGCATGAACCGGTATGCACAGTCCTATTGAAATTTTTAAAGGTCCAGAATATCCATAATAATTAAAAGATACTTTGCCCCCTGGATTAATTGTCATCATCCATCTGGCAGTTGTCTTATTTTTTATATCTCCTTGTTGAATAGACCATACATTGCGAGAAGGCCACATATCCTCAGGAAGGTTTCTAAACAAACTATCATGATCTGCAAAACTTGTTGAATTTGTTATAATACCCACCAATTCTACAGTTTTCCCAACTCTTCGAATTCTGGGTGCATCACTTGAAGACCATGCAGATATACCATTCCCACATTCAACCGGTTTCCAGCCTGTATCATACACTTCTCCGGATGTTTCAATAAGGGTTAACTCCTGCCAATCCTTCCAGCCGGCATTTTCATAACGCTTATAAATCACATTGTTCTTTACATCAGGAATAAATATCTGAAACTTAGTTGATGTTTCCCCTTCAACATAAAGCATTCCCCAGTTAGTAACAGGTCTGTTTGTTCCTGCTGTTGTCTTTATGTGATACACTCCATTTTCTGTTAATGTATTCCAATCTACTGCTGATGTTATGGTTTGTGATTTCACATAACTAGGTAAATCTGTTAAGTCATTGTATGAACCTGTAAAAGCCACCGTCTTTAAGTCTGTAAAGAATTTCTTTATTTTTCCAAAAATAACCTTATGTGTTTCTCCTGACAAAATATTTTCTCTTTTTGATGCTGTCTGAAAAGCAACAATATTACTGTCACTATTTCCATCCTTTGAAAGCTTCTTGGCAAGCTCCTCATTATTCTTTTTCAATTCACCATCTATGCTGTCTGCATTTTCATTAAAAACATCAATATCATAAAACTCATCTCCATCCGGTTTCTTTAACTGCAAATACTTTGTTTTATTAATCATCTTGTGC